CTTTTAAATTTTCTTCTTCAACCCATTGATTTAATAATCCAACATAGATGTCTCGTTCCCAAGGCATCATATTTTCAATTTCGGTCAAAGAATATTTATGGTGCTGTATCAAGGCAAAGTTAAGTTTAAAGTATGACTCAAGATCAATATGAGCCATAACTATCCGAAAAAACTCGTTATACCCTCCAACGTAACGTCACTTTCAATTTTTGTTTTAGGATTTGTAACCTTAATCGTGTGAGATAACTTCGGCATAGTGTCAAAGAAAGTTTCAACTTGTTTAAACTGATTTGAATTTAAAGTTTCTATCCAGTCACTTAACTCTTTCTTTGTACAATCGGCAGCTGCCCAAGATTCATCTGCACTGTAAACAACATCAATACAAGAACAAATAATATCTAAAGATGCGTCAAATGTCTGAGCACTTTGATCAGAGATATCAAAATTATTCTGAACAAACTGACTTAAAGATGGATACTTCATTCTTAAAGTTAGATTTTGATCTAACTTAATATCACGATTATGCTTTTCATCTTTTTGAACTTGAATTTCATCGATATAAATTTGAGTTTCAACTGTTGTTTCACCGTCATCAGGACAAGTCACGATTACATCTACAGATTCACCCACAGATTTCCCACGTATGTTTAGAAAAATATATTCAATATCAAATGTAGGAAGATCTTCAACTTTAATTCCCCTTGTTTGAATACAAGATTTCAAAGTCGATTTAATCGCAGTTGAAATTTGTTTTGGATCCTGACTCTCTAAGGCAAGAATCAAAATTTTTTCTTCTTTGACAAGAAAAGGTCTATATTTTACTGTTTTACCCGTTGATGGTAAAACCAACTCATGCGTCGGGGTCGCTATTTTTGGTAAAGGCATAATATTTTATTCAGTATTGTATATAGCAGGGTTTTAGGAACCATAACCATACCCACCACCACCACCTTGGTTGCCACCGCCATCTTGCTGACCACCACCTTGGTTGCCACCGCCAGCATTGGTGTTTATTATAAATGTAATACCAGAGGAATTAGAAACATTATTTGCAGCGTCAGTTGCTGTTAATGTAAATGTATACGTTCCATCTGATAACGGACTAGAAACTGTAATAGAGAATGTTCCACTTGCATTTGTTGTTGTGCTACCAAGTAATGTAGATTGATTGAATAACTTAACCATACTATTTGCTTCTGCATTACCTGTAAATGTTGGTGTATTATCATCTTGACCAGTGGCTATTGATAGATTAGTTGGTGCTGCTGGTGGTGTAGTGTCTTGTTGCTGTTGGTTATCTTGTTGCTGCTGTTGATCATCTTGCTGCTGTCCCTCGGCAGGATTTATTTCTGTAACAACATCACCTATAATAACACTTTCGGGTAAACTTTCACCAATAGTATCATATACTATAGCATGTGGGTAAGGAGAATGTTCTGCACCAACCATCTTTAAACCTGTCTCAGGATGAATATGAATAGGCCCATAATATGGTTTACCACTTACATATCCTTTTGGAACAGTTGGTTTCGGATCACTCATAGGAACTGATAATTCACTTCCAACTCTCTTTGGTCTGAGTGGATTGACTTGAATTGACTGATTATCAATAAGTCTTTCTCTTACTGATTGTTGTACATTACCATGTTTTTCAATGGTATGTCTTAGATAAGTAAGAGTAACTGTAACTTGCAAAAACGTGCTTCCTTCATAAGACATTTGAACAGCATTAATGTTGGCTGGAAACGTATCAATGAAATGATATGTCAACAGTGGCATATTCTTGAATGTATTATTCTTATCATTTGGATTTTGTAAAAAATCCCTTTCAAATTTAGTAATTCTTATCTTTCTTCGGTAATCATCTGGATATCTAAATCTTGAATATGAGTTTCTTTCTTGATATGCATTTAATTGGCTTGATTCATTACCATCATATCTACCATTTGTTTCATTATAAATTGGATTAATAAAATTCATCCACTCTTCAAACATGCGTAATACATTATAATCATCATCAATGTAAAAAGTTAAATCAAATTCATTATAGATTCTTCTTGACGCAAATCTCTCTGTCATTCCTTGGCGACTTCCAAGTTCTTCTGAAATGTTAAAGTTTGAACCTGGTAATGATGCTTCAGAACATAAGAAATCATACTTTTGAGATGTAGAATTTGTATCTTCAAACAAACCACAATTAGTTAAGTATTCATATAAACCAAGATTCTCACCTATCTGACTTCTACGAACAAGATCTAACGATACCTTAAACTGACTTGATATCGCAAGTTTTGAAAATATTGGACTCGCATTGGGTACACTTAAATATAAGTCTTCCGATTTTATTGCCATCTAAATAGTTTTTAAATTGATCCTGATAATATATGTATGTCATATAAAGGAAAATATTACCCAAGATACCCAAAAAAGTATAAAGGGGATCCCCAAAATATTATTTATAGGTCTTTGTGGGAAAGAAAATTCATGAACTACTGCGATTTAAATGAAACAATCAGTGAGTGGCAGTCAGAGGAGTTCTGGATTCCTTACCGTTCTCCAATAGATAATCGTGTTCATCGTTACTTTCCCGATTTTTTTGTTAAGTATATTGATAAAAAAGGAAATAAAAGAACTATGGTTGTCGAAGTTAAACCAAAGAAAGAAACAAAGATGCCAAACGTGAATCCAAAGAAGAGAACCAAGGCATGGGCTCACTCAGTCAAAACATACGCAGTGAATCAAGCAAAGTGGAAAGCAGCACGAGAGTTCTGTGCTGATCGTAACTTTGAATTTAAAATTATGACTGAAGATAATCTAGGTATCAAATGACTATTGGAGAAACAATAAGAGAAAGAACACAAGGAGAAGCAAATGCAAGTCCAGATTTGTATGCGAATGAATTGTATACAGAATTATCTCAGGTGGCAGAGACTCGTTTTCCAGAAGTTGGAGAACTTTGTTTCTTCACATATACTGCATCGTTTCCAGAAAAATATCCTTTCTATGATCGTAGACCACTTGTATATGTAATGGATTTTCAGGAAGATAAAATGCTTGGTAGCAATTTACACTATCTAAATCCAAATTATCGTGGTGGTATTGCACAGGGTTTGGTAAACAAAGTAGGTGCAATTTTACCAAAAAATACTTTACATCGCTATTTTATTGCTAATATGGGGAATACTTTTATTATTCCACCTGACCCAGAAGAGTATAAAAGTATCGCACAATTAGTAACTGAAAATTTCTCTGATAAATACGGACAGAAGGTATCACCACAAAAGGCTTGGAACAGTAATTAAATGTCAGACGTAAACGGAACATATATTGATCTTCCCAGTGGAGAAAGAGCACAGCAATTTAATTTTAGCAGTGATATTTTAACACATCAAACTCAAGGTGGTAATGGAATTATATCAGGTATAACTGCTGATACTCAAGTAAAAAGTTATCTATCAAATACAGGACATTTAGAGGTTGTTTTGGAAGGGCCTCCAAGTGAAGTTGGTGGTGAAGGAAGTAGGTCTTTATGGAAAAATGGAGAATACCAACCTGGTTCTGCTCAGTATCTTCCAATTGGTAATCAAAATGCTTTTGAAAATGAATTAAAATTAATAACTCTAAGAGAAGTTAGGAAAAGAGATTTATCAAATGCTGATGGGGTGGTTTACCCATCCATTTTAAATATGAATGACTCTGTAGTAAGCACAGCTTCAACAACTACAGATGATACTAGTGCCTCTAGTGACGATCCACTAAAAGACTTAGAATTTGGGCAAGTAGATCATATACTACAAAAATTAAGTTTGAGAAATTTAAAATATCCAATTGATGCTGACTATGGTAATACTCAAGATTATATGATGATCAATCAATTTACATATAAAGCACCTTCAAAAGGAATATTCTTTCCAGAATCACCAGAAGGAGAAAGTAGGTTAGAAACAGGAATTAAACAAGCTGGAGGTATATTATTAGATGGAGTTCCTTCAGGCACACCAAAAGAAAAAGCAATTGGTTTAGTAAAACTACCAATGTGTAATAGTTTAGTAGATTCAAATAATGTCTCTTGGGGGCCTGATCAACTTAATGCGTTAACTGCTGCTGTTGCATCAGCAGCAATGGGAGCATCAGGAGAAACACTTAATGGTTTAGCTAATTTTATAAAAACTGCTGATACTAGTAAACCTTTTGAAACACTAATGCAAGGACTTGGACAATTTGGTGAAGGAGTTAGAAGAGGTCTTGGTACTGCAATATCTTCAGGAGGAGATGTTTTAAGTCAGATCGCAAGTGGAGAAAATGCAAATATTAATTTACTTGGTCAATCAGTGGTAGGGTCTGCATTGCTTAACTTTATAGGTCTTCAAGTATCTCCTGAATCTATTCTTTCAAGAGGAGCAGGTGTAATTCCAAATAGTAATCTTGCTTTACTTTTTAATGCACCTACACTCAGAGAATTTACTTTTTCTTGGAAAATGAGTCCTCGTAGTCGAGAAGAAGGAATTAGAATTAATAACATACTTCGTTTCTTTAAACAAGGTATGGCACCTAAAAAAGCAGCTGGTACTCAGAGTGGTGGTGCTTCATACTTTTTAGGAGCACCGAATATTTTTGACATTCATTTTAAAACAGGAAGATCTGATAGTGATTTTTATGAGATATTAGATCGCAACGACTCAGTTCTTCGTATTAAAACTTGTGCTTGCACTGGTGCTGCAGTTAACTATACACCAGAAGGTATGTGGAATGCCTACGAAAAAGGTCAACCAGTTGCAATTACATTAACACTTAGATTTAATGAACTTGAACCAATATTCGATACAGATTATGATGACAACTACTTTAACTATGATCCACAAAGAACAGATCTTCTTCCCGTACCAATGGATGCAGTAGGTTACTAATGGCATATTTCAACGAACTACCAAACATAGCACATCCTTCTTTGTTGCCTCGCAGTAATAAAGTTGAAGATAGAATTATTGTAAAAAATATTTTTAAAAGAGCAAAATTGAGAGAAGATGTTGATCAGGTAATCACTGCTTTTAATTATTATCAAATTGAAGATGGTATGAGACCTGATATGGTTGCTCAAAAATTATATGATGATCCCGAATTAGATTGGGTAGTATTAACATCAAATAATATCATTAACGTAAGAGATCAATGGCCTTTATCTAATAATGATTTACATGCTCATGTTTTAGAAAAATATGGATCTGAAGAAAATGTACTGGGCATCCATCATTATGAAACAAGAGAAATATTAGATGAATATCGTCGAATTATAATTCCAGCTGGACTACAAGTGGATGCAAATTTTACTTTTAAATATAAAAATTATTCAAATAGAGAAATATTAGTCCGTCCTGCAGTCGCAGTTACAAATTATGATTATGAAATTAAATTGAATGACGAAAAAAGAAGAATTAAGGTATTAAGACCAGAATATTTAAACACATATATTACCGATCACAGAGAAATTATGGAATACGATGAGTCGTCAGACTTTATTGCAAAAAGATTGAAAGGAACATATAATCCAAGATTATCTGGAGTATAAAAAAACCCACCTTGCGGTGGGTAAAAACAAACCAACATTCAAAAAGAAGGGCACTCTTTCTAAGTAGAGATCTTTTGTACTCCCTTCGACTAATTAAGAATTAACTAATCGAGAGAAATAACTTAGAGACTCATCATCTTCATCAGATGTTGCTTCTTCTACTGCTGCAACTTCTTTTACTGGTTCA